GACTGATAGTAAAATTATTTTTTATAATTGGTTTAAAATTAATATCTAACACTCTGCTCGAGTACGGAGTGTTCTTTATTTCGTCAACAACAGATGCACTGTCAAACACCTTTAACTTAGTCGACACTGGACTTAATACAATAATACTATTGGTTTTCCATCCTTGCCCGGCCCAATGCAAAAATTCTTTGGCACTAAGAACCCAATCTTTTTGCTCTTGTAGATCGTCTTCTCTATCAATAAAAATAAAACCTTGTGCTAATAGATATCTTTGATAGCTGACTAGAAAATCAACTACCTGTTGTTTGGTATTAAATTCAAATCCATAAGGCACAGTGTATTTTGCTTTTTTAAAGTCTTTATAAACCGTTCCTCTTTGATTTCCGGAAGTGATAGTGTATGCGTTATTATTGACTTGACTAGGAATAATAAAGAAATAAGGATTCGTTAAGTCGTATCCGCTCACTACATAACCGGCTGCACTTTTTTCAACAATAACAGCACTATAGGTAATTTTGTTTACCGGACTACCTTTAAACAACTCAATTCTATAATTCTCTTCGGGCACTATAACGCTATCACTAATACTGCTTGGGCTGCTTTGTTCTGCAAGTAATTCAATGAATTTTTTGTCAGTGTACCCGGCCATCTTGTATGCCAACTGAACATCTAGCGATGCAAGATTGTCTTTGATCAATATTGATGCATCAGCGATACCTAAATTTTTAACGTAATCTCTAATCCAGTTTAAATAACCAGAATTTCGTTCTACGGTAGTACCGTTGTTGTAGCCCTGTACCAAGAGAGCCGTAGGTGTGAGATGTTGTCCAGTGCTGGCTATTTCAAATTGAGCTGTGACTGGGTTTCTAGTGTAATTTTGAGTGTTTGCTAGCAAAGAAAAATACTTGGCTGGCTTGGCTAAAGCTAGGGCCAGTTGCATAGCAAATGCATATTCACTACTTCTGCGCCATGCAGTTTCCACTGGTCCCATATCGCCAACTGCAAAGTTGATATTAGCTTTTCCGCTATCAAAATCAGCAACAAGTATCTTTTCAGGACTTACTAAATCTCCGTTGTCGTCAACAGGCACATATTGTGCAAGATTAGGGCGTTGATATCTTGAATCAAAACCAGACCGACTACCGGCATGAATATATCCAAGACTCAGGTCGCTCCATAATAAACCGTTTCCTCCGGTGTAAGGGGCAGGACCGTATCTGTCATTCCAATAGTCTGGCTTTTCGCTGAATCCCAACATCTCCCATGGATGAGTATGTGGTCTATCAGTATCATAAAAATAACGATAGATACTGCGCCAAGCTCCGGGTAAAGTCTCTCCGTTGACTACGTCTCTAAATCTTCTATAGTTCCATGTGAACGGATCTGATGCATTGAAGTTATTGTTGTCTGAATAGTTTAATCTATTAGTTCCTATCCAAGACAAGAATCCTTGACTTAAAATTTGTGTAAATTCTGTCAATGAATAATCTGTAGGTCTAAATTTGCCTGGTATGTAATCATGTACATTAAAAATGTTCGTGTCGTATTGAACTTTAATATTATTATAAATTCTACGCTCTAATTCTAATATTAGATTGTCTCTAAAATCATTGAATGCCGGTATAATACTACCATCATGTCCTTGAATTACATTTATTGGTTCTCTATAGGTATCGTCTACATAAATTTCAGGATAGAATTTTGGATACATTCCCATCTTGGTTGGTGTTTCGGGAACAAAGCAGCCGTCTGTGGTACTGTATTCAACAATGTCAATTTTATCGCCATATAGTAAACCAAATGAGTCATTGATCGTAATCGCTGGCCGATCCTGTCTGAAAATAAAATCTCTGTCTTTGATTAATAATGTTTTTGATGTAATGGTATTAATTGTTCTTGTGAGATAAACTAGAACAGCTTTGTTGCTTATAACTTTATCATTGAAAATACTTGTAATTTCATAACTTGTAATATCTGGGTCTAACACTGTATATGTAGGAATTACAGTTTTGCCTAGATCTCCATATGGAAACATATCACTGTAATACCAAGGAAACGATTCGTTTTTAACGGCATTAATTTGTAGCATAATAGCATCTACGCTGCCTGCAACGTCATCGCGATTTAAATCTAAATTACCTGCTAGTTCTAAAAATTTAATCTTGAATTTTGTATATTCTCTATTGGCCAATTTAAGCGCATTTACAAAATTCATTGTAGGATGATTTAAAAATAGCCCAGAATAAACTACAGGAGCACTGTGCTGTAGAACACTTCCCCCTTTATTCATATATTGAATATCTCTTAGATTACTGTTTCCAGGAACCTTACCAATGATATCTAAACTATTGTTTTTTAGCGTAATCAAATGATTACGCATTTGCCCTAGTGTTAATGTTTCAAGATTGGTATTTAAACTATTCACATCAAGATTAAGAGGTACTTCGTAATATGCATTTGGTGAAACTAAATCTTTATTAAAGATGCTAACAAAAATAACATCATCTTTAACAATTAAATCAGGATTGACTAGCACTGCAAATTGATCAACTACACGAGTTACTGCAAAATTTCCTATGTCCAAGATCGCGTTGTTTACTGTAACTTTTATGTTTGGATTAATAATACTGGTATCAGGTATATTATCAATTGGAAATAGGTTGGTTTCGCCATCGTATGTGAATTGATAATTTTGATATTGATGGCTAAAGTCTCTATTAATAGTCCAAATGTTCTGTCTTTGACAAGTTGATACGCTAACATTTTTTTGTAAATATCCTGCATTTACTGTCACTGTTTCTATACCACCGCCACCAATGAGATAATCAAATGTTTGAGTATCATAATCATTTGTGAACTGAATATCTCCTTGACTTACAAAGTTTTTATAACTTAGCGGAAACCCAATGACAGGATCATTGTTGCCAGTTCCTCTTTTGTAAGAAAATATTTTTGTTCCTTGAAATGTTGTACCAGGATAAACAGAGCTGTCAGAAAAACTTATACCGTCATCGTTAATTAAATCAAATAATGGTTCTTGATTATTACCGGTTTTTTCTTGAGACGCGGCCCACGACGTTCCATTATAATACCAATGTTTTCCGCCATTTGATCCCGACAGAACAAGAACTGTATTTCCTGCCACCACAGTTGCATCTTCTGCTTCTTGGATAAAAGCTTTATACACCAATGGATCAGGCGCTTCAGTGGTTGTTTCTATAGAAAATTTATAAATTTTATTTCTTACATCATTATTAATGTCATTGGAAAAAATAACCCTATCGCCTGTAGTAAGAGTCAAATCGCCCACTGTGAATGTTTTTTCATCAACACAAACTAATCCTTGTATCTGTGTAAAAGCATTTGTAATTGTTGTGTCAAGAATATCTATAGGTTGTTTGGCTTCAGCACCAAATTTGTATAGTTGCAAGCTGGCATCAAATTCAATTACTGGTCTGCTTGCTCTTAAATTTTGATTAAAAATTGCGTCTGTACCGTTGTAGTCTGCAGTTTTTTGAATTACATCCATATGGAACCAACGGTTCGCTCTTGACCAAGGATTTCTATCTATACTAGATCTTTTAATGGTCATGTAATCTTGTACTGCAGGTTGCAGATAGGCATTAATTAATGCATTTGTGCCGGATCCGCCAATTAGTGCAACAGGATTGGTTGGTAAAGTAGAATAATTACCCCTGTCTTTGATTTTAAAAGCACCAATTGGTCCAGAGGTTGGGGCTCCAATAGTTACTGCCGGCGTAGCAAAATATCCACTGCCAGCCGAATCAATAATGATATTGGTAACAACGCCATTGGCAATTACCGCATGAGCAAATGCACTTGTTCCACCAACAGGAGCTGATTCTATTGTCACAGTAGGAGCACTTGTATATCCTGATCCGCTGTGTGTAATATTGATTGAAGTCAATACTCCACTGATTGTATTAATACTTGCCTCAACGGTTGCAGTATCTTCCACAATGTCTGTTACCACTGCCGTTGCAACTGCTGTGCCTACACCACCCTCGAATGTAAGTCGATCTCCTACTACATAATTTTGTCCTGGTTCAACAATTGTGCTTGTATTAATAGCCTCAATCGAAGTTAATTCTGATTCAGCAACCAGAGTAATAGATTCGCCCACGCCTTCTACATAAAAGTTTTTATTTCTCCATACTTCAGGAGCACTAGCGTCAAACCTTACTTTTAATCCATTAGTAAAACTGACTCCGTTTGGGCTGATATAATTAATTTGTCCTAAAATTTCTACATCTGGGTCAATGGTACTGCTAGTGGGTTCAATTAATCGTATGCCGCCAATTGCATCATTATCCTCTCCACTTTGATAAAATAAGTTATCCAATGGAGCTGTAATATAAGGTACCAATGTCAGTAAATTTAATCTAGAATAAAACTCTCTACCAGCATATTCTTGACCTGCTTTAATTCTTACTTTGTGTTCATTGGAAATTGGAAATTTTGGAAATAAAATGATACGCTCTTCGTCATTTTCATCTCTTTCAATTTTTATTGTAAAAATACTTGTTCTTTGCTCAAAAGGAATTAAACTATTCTGATCAAAATAAGCAACACCGTCCTCTACTCTAGACGTATCAACCCAATACGCATCATCTATAAATGCAGGATTTACAAAAACAACAGATGCGTTTTCTAAATATCTTACCGTGCCATCAATACCACCTAAATTTTCATTTAATTCTTGAGGTTTAGCTCCCAAGATTTGATTAAACGATAAATTGGTTGCATAATCTACATCATCAACAATAGGCATCGATGTCCAACGATTTTGAGCATTGTTGGCTGGTACTGTAAATCTAACAGTGCCAACTGATTGACCGTTGTTGGAAACACCAAAAACTTGTCTAATATCTAAATTTGGAGAATCTGTATCAATGCCGTTTACGCCTGGTTTGTATTGAATATAAAATTCATTTCCAGGTTCGTTGATGATAAAATCGTAAACTCCTCCTCTTGACAATGTAATTGTGGGATTGGGAGTTTTTCCGTATCCACTGAATTCGTATGTTCCTGACGTGGGGTTATATATTACATTGAAGCTATCTTCTAGGGGAGTACCTACTGCAGAAATTACTACAGGATCAGGACCATTATCCAACCAATAATATTGGCTAAAATTAACAAACTTGTCTAGATCCATTCTAGGATTATAGGTATAATATTCATTGTCAAACAATCGACTGTGATTGTTTGTTAGTCCTCCATAATACCTAATTTTATTAATTATGTCTGCATAAGTGGTTGCAAATTCAACTTCGTTTGTAACATCATTTTTTAAAACCAAGGATGGTTCAAGTTGATAGTTTTGTCTATCTTTTGTGCCTTCTTCAATATAGCTGTCGGCTGTTTTATATGATGGAGCTAATTTTCTTCCAATGTACCCGTTAATTTTTTTGAGCGATGGCTCACTAATCAATTGGTCAAGGGTTGCATTGAGAAATTTTTTATTTGTTTCTGTTTGAAAAATTTCTGGTAGAAACTGATGTGTCTTAATAACGGCCATTTGTTTTCCTATTATGCTATATTAAGTTGTCCTGCTGTAATTGCGCTGATAATTTGAACATTATCTACTGTAGCTGCACTTACTAAAATTTCATTTGCTTCTGCATTTATTTGATACAATGTTCCAAAACTAGCTAACTCGGCTGCAGGCACAATGACCACACTGCTTACGTTAGGAGTCAGAGCTGAATGTAAATATGCACTCAATTCACTGAAATAAAATGTTTCGCCAAATTCCCAATTGGAAATATCAAAGTATGTATTAATTGCTGCAATAACTTGACTCTTAACATCATTATCACTGATATTTACGTTTGGATTTTTAACTACTTTAAATGTAGCACGTAAAGAATCTACGGCCTTATTACCAAACAAAGGTTTAAACGTAGCCGGATTGTAAATTATACTGTCACTAATTGTTTTAAAGTTTTCAATAGATCCAAACTCTGTTCTTAATTCGTCGCTGGTTGGTGCCACCGGCTCTTGCACTCTATTTGTTGGGTCGGTTACGTAAGCATAATATTGATCGCTGTAGCTTCTAGTTAGAATATAAAAATCTATTAGATTGTTCGGACTTGGGTCTATTCTTCTACTGTTAGGTGCATTGTGTGTATACTGAAACATAAGATTTTGACGTCCTGTTTTTGCGATATAATCAGACAACAAAATCAATGCTGTTCCAGTAGATCTAAAAAATTTATTTTCTGTATAAGCGTAAAAAATAGTATCGTCGGTATACAAAGTTATGTTGTTAATAATTTCAGTCTCTGTACCGTAGGCCGAGACTATAGTTTCTTGATCAACTGGATCATACTTGACAAAGTTAAACTGATCAATTGCTTGTACAAAATACACAAATTTATTTTGAGGATTGACAGATGGTGCCACTAAAGTATTGAATAAATCAGGATCATCTGGAACTTCGTCAAGATTATCATCTGGAAAAGTTACATAAATTTTCCTATTATCCTCAAATCCATCCGATTCAACAACTCTATTCCACACTCGATAAATTTGACTGTAAAACAAACTGGATGTAGAGTCAGGTAAAGTATTTGTGCGTAATATTTTTATTGCGTCTAGTCTTGTAGTTGCGGTTTTGCTATCATACACCTTGACATCTGGGTCATAATAAAATCTTGTTTCTCTTTCGCTTTCAAAATAATAATTTACACCTCTACTGGTTACTGTATACTCTTGATTGGCGAACACAAATTTTAAAAACCAGCTATTGTCTAATCCTGTACCTGATGTATTCCCGGCGTTTGTAAGATTAAAAGATCCTGATCCAAGATTTGCTTCGTCAATGGTAGTCCATATCTTATTGACTATATCGTATCTTACTCCAAAAGTTTTATAACTTAATATGTTGTTGATTACTGTTGATGTAAGTGAAGCAGACCAGGAATTGGCAAAAACAGGAATAACTTCGTCAATTTCTGCCCCTGTTGGTAAATCAATGCTCAATGTAGCATTGCCCACGCCCGGGGTTGGGTAAGAAATAATACTTGCCCATAAAGAAGTTCGTTCGTATTCGGTAATTGGAGTCCCGGTCTTGAGTTTATTTTGAGCATCAAAGTATTGTCCGGTTGGAGCAGTAAATTTAACCAAGGCCCCTTGTGTGAGGTAGATATAGCTTGTAGAATCAAAGGTGCCTGTGCTTCTACCTCCGTTAGATGAAACTTTTGTCCAACTGCCTGTTGGTGAATATCTTGTTGCAGTCTGATAATACAAATGTCTTGTAGGTATTTTAGCAATCAATGGTAATATTAAATTTTGTAAAATATAATTGACTTCACTGCTGCTGGTAAACTGAAACGTTTCTATTTCTGACGTTTCTTCGCTGTAAATAATTCCATCTTCTGCAAAAATATTTGTGCTTGAATATTTTCCAGTTGCATCAACTACATCTAAAAATCTACTAACACCTGAACTTGATCTATTGACTGCTTTAATTTTTAATATATTACTAAAAGTAGTAAACGGCAACACATTATAATCTTCACCGGTTACCATTCTATTCTGTGTATAGTACTGTTGAGGTGCTTTGGTTCTAATGTCTTCTAGTGTTTCTCTGGCTGTGGCGTTAGTAACGGTGTATTGTAAACTTGCGCGAATAGTTAAATTTTCTGCACGCCCGGTTCGGCCACGATAAGGAATAGATACTGTTACAGCACTCATTTCCTCAGGTGTAATTTTGTAAGTTTGATTATTACTGACTCTGTAGTACAATCTAAAATTACCCGTCGGGATATTAGTAAATGATCCATCCCCAAACACTAAATCAATTTGATCGTTTGCTCTGGAACTTACGCTGTACAAATTTCTATCAGCAGTGTTATTATAAATTACATTAATACCGTTGACAGCAGGAACTTGTGTCCATAATGTAGTAGGAGTTCCGGCTGAATTTAGCGAATATAACCAGATATCAGTATTGTTGATATTATCAAAATTGACGTTTACGATTCTATTAGGAAGACTTTCAGTTATAGTAAAATCAAGATTTTTTAGTTCGCCTTGTTTGAAAAAGAAAAAATATCCAGTATTATTAGATCCATTACCTTGATTGTCGTTCCTATATAGGAAATTAAACGCTCCACTAGGGGCAGGATCTTTTTCGTATATGTAGGATTGATCAGCCGATGTTGGACTAACAATTTCAAAAGGATAAGTTACTCCTGCTACACTTGCTGTATAA